TAAATTTTCCGTCTTTATATTCTTGACCTATAATTCTAACATCTATATCAAACATTTTTAAAATATCTTCTATGTCTGTTTCGGTCTCATAGGGTATAATTTCATTTACATATTTTACAGCTTGTAGTTGCATCCATCTTTCTACTAGTGTTTGAACTGGTGTGTTTTTTTCAGATCTTTCCGCGGCAGGATTTACTTGTAAACCACAGATTAGATAATCACATTGATTTTTTGCTTCTCTTAGCATAGCGATATGACCTGCGTGTAACAAATCAAAAGTGCTAAATGTTATTCCTATAGCCATAGCTCTTTTAAGACCTTCCATGTTGCTTGCCAATTAGTCAATTGATATTTCCTCATCTTCTTCAAACTGAACAAACAATTTTAGTGTTCTCATATCGTCTTGAAGCTGTACTTTCACCTCACCTACTCGGTTTTTAGTGTATGAGCGACCATTGTTATCAATAACTTCTACTCTATTTACATCTAAAAACAGCTTATCAAGTACCATCATGCTCAATCTCATCTTGGTGAAATCCAACACTTTCTCGTTCAATATCGTTATGATTAAACTCGGCCCAATATAGTTCATATGCTATACCATCTTCAACACACTCAAATTGATGATAAAGACCAGGTTTAACTTTATGATAATCGCCTTCTTCTAGGATAGTAACATCAACTAAATCGTAGTCGCGTTGCCATGTACGAATAAGCATTCTGCCTGACTCTACATAGAACCCATTCCACTTGTAGCGGTGCAAATGCTTCGAGCATACACCGCCTTCAAACATTTCAATACGGTGAAACTCTAAAGCGCCATTTGCTTCAATCAGTTCTGTCGTACCCCATACTTTTCCAGCTTTCATTTTTCATTCCACTTCTTTGCATCTTCTGGTGTGTTGATTTCTACTCCGTTAAACTCACATGGAAATACACCGATATCCCATCCATTTTTTAACCAGCGGAGTTGTTCTAGTTCTTCAATACGCTCTTCACGTGTGCCTGTCAAACCAGGATACATTTCTAACGCATTCCTCTTGTATCCATAAATTCCCAAGTGCCAATCACCATACCCAGTCATGCCTCTACCAAACCATAAACACTTATCTGCAGCTCTTACTAGTTTAACTGTATTAGGATCATTCTGTTGTTCCTCTGGCATCATAGCACACATAGTAGTAACAGGATAGTTTTTTAAATGCCAAATCGTCTTTTCGATCATTTCCTCTGTCACATCAGGCATATCACCTTGAACATTAATATACTGGTCATACTTACGAATTAGATTTATTGCGCCAGCACATCTTTCAGTTCCATTTTGGTAATCAGTATTATCTATCCTACAATCATTATCATTAAATAGATGCGCAATAGACATATCGTCTGTTAGTACATATGTGTCGTAGCCAGTTGCTACACACTTATCATATACTCGTTTAACCATAGGAACACCATCTAAAAGTGTTAGTGGCTTACCAGGAAAACGTGTGCTGCCGTATCTAGCCGGTATAAGAATAGCGGTGGATGTCATCTACGGTCCTTTCAAAATCTTCTAGTTTTAACATATTAGGACCATCGCTTGGTGCTAGATCAGGTTCAGGATGGACTTCCAAGAAAAAAGATTTAATCCCAAGAGCAGCCCCGCTACGAGCCAGCCCAGGCACGTAATCCCTATTACCGCCTGAACTATTACCCTGTCCTCCGGGTTTTTGGGCAGAGTGCGTACAATCGAAAACAATATCATGTTTAAAATTGTCGAGCATATACATAAGCCCAGTATAGTCAACGACAAGAGTGTTATAGCCAAAACTAGTTCCTCGCTCAGTTATCCAAACGTCTTTAGCGCCTTCAGTCTTACTTATCACTCCTTTCATATCCCAAGGGGCCATGAACTGACCTTTTTTTATATTTACTATCTTGTCTGTGGCACAGGCTGCTTGGATTAAATCAGTCTGCCTGCACAAAAATGCAGGTATCTGATAGACATCAACAGCATCTTTAAACTGTCGTTCAATGCGCCTAACTTGTACGTGGTCGTGCACATCAGTAAGTGTCTTTATACCTAACTCTGTTTTTATTGCAAGAAAGTCAGTAAGTGTTGCTTCTAGGCCCGTGCCACGTTTGCCTTGCATACTTGAGCGGTTTGCTTTATCGAAGCTTGCTTTGAAATAATACTCAAAGCCGTACTTATCGCACACTCGTTTACACTCTCGTGCAATATCTGCTGACTCAGCTAACGACTCATGTTGACAAGGTCCTGCTATAATTCTCACCCTTCAAATCCTTTATGATTGCGGACAATAAATTCAGTTTCTTCAGGAGTCAATTGAGTAATACGCTTATGCGCAGCATTCAATTGTTCTTGTAACTCTCTCACGTTCTGTTGAAGAATCTCGATTGTATTTGACTGTGATACAATTATCTTGCGGTTCTTTTCGGCTTCCATTTCATCTGGTAACACTATTGTATAACTCCATTTTTATATGCGTATTCAAGCGCATTATTAGCTTCGGTATCTAATGGCCTATTTTCGTATATATTAGCAGTATCTTTATCAAGCTGTCTTACTAGATCAACTATCTGGCTTGCAGTAATAGGATATTGCTTTTCAATAGCGTTTCCAGCAATAGAGATCATCATCTTATAAATCATTCTATATCTTCCAGTGCCATCAATGTTAGCGATGCTCATATACTCACGTAGAAGGGTTTTATTTACAAACGGGCAATCGCTATAGCTTGACCACACATAACTAGTATTATCTAGTTTAGATTTTCTGTAATCAATAATTTGTTCTTTCCAAGCATCTGGTAATCTGTCTAAAAAGTCTTTACTATTTTGTTTTTCGCTGTATTCCCATTTAGCCATAAGCGCTGATGGATCTATATCTACTCCATCGTCATTAGAGAATATGAAGTTATTAGCTTTATTGTAAGCTGCAGGCACATAATACATACGAGATAGGTCTTTAGTCTGTTTATCTCCAAGAGAATTAATCTCTGAGTTTAGAGCAAACCAAAAGTGTTTAATTCTATCCGCTTCAAGCCTTTCTGTAAGAGGAAATACAATACGAAACTTAGGTAGAGTATCATTGCTGCTAGCAGTAGAATAAACTATAAATCTATAGTTTCCAAATTTACCTATAAGATCACTCTCTAAGTCTCCTTGTGGCTCATAGTCGTCAACATCTACAGCAGCCCAACCTCCCCAATCTAGAACATTTTTATTAGCGCGTGTGGTATTCTTAACATAAGAAGAAGGAGAGATTAGCTCAGCATCTAGCTTATCATTTAATGGCCGTTCGGATAACTTGTATAGAAACTTCTTAAACTTATCCCATGAGTCAAAGTCTAGACGCCTATGAGTTTTATTATCATATCTATTTTTAAAAACAGTAAGAGAGTACATTACATAAAAAATTCTTCTAAGGTTGCAACAGGTTCAGGTTTCCAATCGACCGCATCTAGAATAGGTAGAAGAGGGTCAATGAATGTCTTCTGAAACATTATACCATAGTCTACATACTTATGTAAACCAATTTCTTTTGGTAAAACGCCTGGAAACGAAATAACATTTTCTTTTATAGGGTTAGGGAGTTTAAGATACAAAAACTTGATCTTTTCTCCAGTTTTAACTAACTCATATCTTTTATCTAGCTTATAGTCTTTGACAGTTTTATTGTACAAAATAGAACCTCGTACATGGATAGGAGTACCTTTAGCATATATGGTACGCCTATCTTTCCACTTGTCAAGTTGAGTTACGCCACGAGGAAACGCTACCTTTTCAGGATCTAAAGAGCTAAACTCGTTTTTAAAGTCAGATATAAATTTCTGTGTAGTTCTTTCGTCACTATTTATAATTACCTTAAATATTTCTTTAAACTTATCGCGTACAACCTCAGGAGTAGAAGACTTAATAGCTTCGATACCCATCATCTTAAGTTTAGGCTCAGCAAACTGCACGCCTTCAGAATTGTGTACATTTAGAATATACCTTTTCTTAGCCGTCCAGATGCCACGATCTGCAATAACTTCACGAGCCATTTCCATACGAGGTATATAGCCATTCATAACAAAGAAGAACTGGTCGTAGGATTTTGCCATGACTGGTTCAAAATGGTCTTTACATATTTTGTCTAAGAATTTGACAGGATCTTTTGGTTCGAACTTCTTAACAAGGGGACCCATATTGACATAGATTGAATCAGTATCAATAGCGACTATATAATCCTTATTTGCTTGTGTGATATCGTTCATAGCTTTGTTCATACACTGCTCAGCCCACTTGATAACAGTCTGGCCAGTAAGTGTAACAGATTCTGCTAGAGCGTTATCGAAGTACTTAAAGTACTTGTTAGCAAGAGCGCCATATAAAGAGTTAAGTAAGATTTTAATAGCCATCTGGTTATTTTCAAGCTGATTGATCTTAGACTCTAGTTTTTTATCTTTAGTTTTTTCATATTCAGATTGAGTGGCAAGCATTTCTTTTTTAATAGTGCTTCTTTCTGCATAATAATCTACAATCAACTCTGGAATAATACCCTGTTTAGAGCGCTCAAACGGTACACCAGAAGCACACACGGCATACTTGTCGTCTATAGTTGTAGATCTATCATGCTTGGAAAGATAGTAATCAACTCCTTGTGGGAACCGAATAGTGTGATCTCTACATATAGTTTCTGGTGATATATTATGTTGAACAATTATATTAGGATATAGAGAGTTAAGGTCGAATGATACAACCCAGTCATGAGATCCGACATGAGGATCTTTTACGTAACCACCAGCAATTGCATGCGACTTACCTTTTTCTCTGGCTTCAGAACCAGGCTTTGCTACTGAAGTTTCTGTAGCACCAACTATTGCATATGGTACCTTTTGAATTTGTTTAGCTGGACATATCACATTGTTATTAAGTAGTCTGCGATAAATGATAGACTCCCATATGCCAACAACACCAAATGTATCGCTCACGTTTACACCACCACGATATGCCATAGTTAAGGCAAGAGAGATAAGACCCATCTTTTGGTCAATGCGATCTACGAGTTGAACATCTTTAATGTTATAGTCAATAAACTTTTGATGATCTTCTTTATATAGAGTATAAAGATTACCATGCTCTTCGTACGATAACTTCTTTTCACCAAGGACTGTATAAGCAATGTGGTCAAGCTTAAAGGATTCTTGATTGCCGTATGAGTAACCAAACTTTTTAAATAGTTCAAGGTAATCTGCCTGCTGAATACCTACTAACTCAAAGGCCAAAAGCTCACGATTTAGAGATTTAACAGTGCGTTCATTTACTGAACCCCAAGGTGAGAGTCTTTTCATAGCAGCTTCGGAGCCAAGCATAGAAATGCGGTTTACTATATAAGGGATATCAAAGAAGCGTGAATTCCAACCAGTAATAACATCTGGATAGTTTTTAGTCCAATATCCTAAAAATTTGGCAAGCAGATCTTCTTCTGAATTGCAATGATGGTATTGAATTAAATCTCCATGCATATCAATTTCGGTTTTAGAAGAGTCATAAGTATCTAAACCCCACACTTGGTAAACAGAAGACTTACTTGACTTAAGTGCTATAGAAATAATAGGGTATGCAGCTTCTTCAGGTGTAGGAAATCCATTATCAGATGCAACCTCGATATCAAAGTTAACGACATTCACATCGCTAATGTTAAATTTTATATCTTTTGGAAACTTGTCAGTAATAAATTGGTGAATATAATTGGTGGTGCCATGTACAGCAAAATTAGGTACGCCTTCATATTTTTCTGCGAATTCCTTTGCCTCGCGCATAGAATCAAATTGTATGGGTTGTAATGGTTTACCAAATAAAGAATGGTATCTAGAATCTTCTCTGGATTCCATATACAATGTAGGTTTAAATTTGTATTTTTGAGATATTGCTGCTCCGCTATCGTTATAGCCTCGGTACAATATTGAATTACCGTATCTGTTTACGGATGTATAAAAAGCCATGGGTTCTCCTATCAACAATACCATTCTAACACGAAAAAGGGGAGTTGTAAACCCCCCTTTTTAAAAATCTTTACTTTAGCTGTTATATCTTGGCTATCATGAAGATCTGGTCCGATAGTACGAACGATATATCTCGGTCAGCTCTTGTTGATCAGTAGATTCTTGTACAATATAATCTTCTTTATCTACTCTATGACCGTCTGCAATAGACATAGCGTCTTCTAAACGCGATGCTATAGCCAATATCTCTCCATCTTTTTTTCTGACTATATGCACTATTCTAAACCTATACAGGGAATAAGAATAGACTGCTTGCAGTTATCTGGATAAGCAATGGCTGAGCCGAGTATAGGCAGACCTACCATACCAATGATAATAATTAAAAAGGCCCAACCTAGACCTTTTGTGGTGCAATAGTTTGTTTGCTCACTCATATTAACGCTCCGCCAGTACTATAGTACTTTGAGAATCATGATAGTCCCCGCTTTCATAGTAGTCTCGGAATGCCATTTCCTTTATCATCGTACCATCTTTTACACGATACGTTACGATTTCCCTGCGAACAACATTCTTGATGTCTGCATCAAATGCAGATTTAAAAGGTCCTTCATCACTCATTTTTATAAAGTCTCCAGCACTAGTAAATTTCAAGTCTTGCATATCATTATTCATGTTCGCCGCCATCACCTCTGCCGCTATAGCTACCAAATACATTTGGTTTACGATTAGCAGTTTCAAATGTTGCTACCGTAATAGCAACAGCGCCCAATAGCAATGTATGTAACATCATACTGAATACTCCAGCCCACATGCTTCCTACAATAATTGCGAATACGATACACCACATCCATGCAAGAACTTGCATAATCATGTGGCGAGTGCTAAAATCTGGAATATTGCTTAAAGGATTTTTTTCATGGTCCATTACTACATTCCAGCAGTTAATAACAAAAGCTCTCATTATTTTTTATCCGATACAAAAGAATACATTTCCTTTGCTTTTTCTTGAAGTTCTTCCATAGTATACATTGCTGGGACTTCTTCAATAGTTTTCTTACCAGCTTCTACCATTTGGGCAAACAAAGCTGTATTTAATTCTACTTGTTTATCCATGTAGTCTTTTGCCATAGCAAGAATGTCTGCACGGATTTCGAATGGATTTTTATTAGTCATAATAGACTCCTATATGTTGTGTGTGTGACTAAGAGGGCGATCTCCCGCCCTCTAGCTTTTTAAAGCATTCTCATTATAATGAGGTATTTATAATACATTCGCTTGACTGACTATATGTATCGAATACTGCATAAAATCCTATCAGTATGCAAACAACAGTTAGTGTCGACATTACTATAAAAGAAGCTAGTCCAAGCTTCTCTACCAACTCTGATGCTACCATTATACGGCAAACATTAATAGAAGTGAAATAAGAAATGCAAAGATTCCTAATGCTTCTGCAAATGCTATACCGACAAACATCGTTGAATTGTCAGCTTTTTTAGGCATGTGCTTTAATACACTACCTACTACCATCGAAACTCCAATAGCCGCTCCGCCCATTGCAAAAGTTGCTAGGCCAGCGCCTATATATGCGCCCATTGTTGCAATATCACCGGTCATCGTGTAATTCCCGTATTTGCATCATACAACGTTTGGCTTCCTCGGTGTAACCCATTCTTGCGAGTTCCGCAGCCGCTCTCGAGTATCCCACCGTCTGGGTGAAACGATCTAGAGAAGACCACAAACCCGACAATGGCGAGAAGACATAGTTTGCTACTAAAGTCGTCATTAGACCCATCCTCGCAAATTTTTGTTTGCTTTGACGTGTGATATTGACGATTTTAATCGAGCAACATCATAGATGTCACCTCGACATAGACCAATGTCTGCTAAGTCATAGTCAGATAGGTTGCCTAAAGCTTTTTCAGTTTCACGAATTGCTTTACGTTCAATCCGATTATTGTAAACACTTTTCAGCGTTTCAATGATTAGTTCAAGTGCTTTCGTTGAGTAGCTGTGCGCTACTAGTATTGCTTGTGTCATTTTGTTTCCTCGTTTGACCAATATTGATTTTACGAGGACGCATTTCTTCTGGAATGACATACTGCAATTCAATTGCCAGAATACCATCCTGAATATCTGCTCCGTTTACATTTACATGTTCGGACAGCCTAAAGGTTCGTTTAAATTTCTTTGTCGAAATGCCACGATGGATAAACTCTCTACCTTTAGAGACGTGCTCTCCCTTTACTGTTAAAGTCCTGTCTTTGACTTCAATATTAATTTCATCCTTTGAAAACCCCGCAATAGCAAGTTCAATCAGATAATCAGATTCTGATGTCTTAATAATGTTATGTGGGGGATAGTGGTCTTGAGCATGTTTTGCAGTGAACTCTAGTTCATTAAACAAATGGTCAAAACCAACAAAAGATGAACGCGGGAAAAGTGTTTGTAAGCCTGTCATTGTTATCTCCTTTTGAGCAAGCAAGATTAAAAATGGACCCAGTTAACTGGCATCCGTAGTTATTTATATATCTATTATATAATACTTTTATGCAAAATGTACATAGCCAATATGTATTTTTTACACTTCTAAGTCAATTAATTGACCCTGTGGAATTGGGCTCGGATCTACCGAGCCACTGCCGTTATATCGGAGAGCAGCTTGCTCTCTTAGAGTTTGAATTTCTTCAGCTCTGGCTATAACTTCTTTGCGGCTGTTAATTCTAATTTCAGCCCGCGTGGCTGCTTCAACCACGCGGAGCCTTTCTTTTTTTAGATGCGCATCAATGTTTTCTGAATTCGGATATACTGGCACGTATGGTACAAATTTAGAATTTGATACTGCGCTTGTCATTGAGACCTATTTCCTATATTATATTTAGGACAAAGCTCCCAGTTATTCTTTTCTTTAAATGGGATTATTTTAATAAGCCTTAAAGGAGCACAATCTAGTTCTCTCTTTGTTTCGAACTCAATTAATCCCCAATCACTTAGTAGTTGTGCAATCGTATTACGTCTTTGTATATCGCTTTTTTCTAAATTAGCTTTCTTACCGTCAAGCAAAAATAGCTCTTTAAAATGTACTATGAAGTATCTACCTTGCTTATGTAATATATGACATGATTGAAATAGTTTCTTATCTTTACGTGAAGCCACTCCAATACGAGTAAGTGTTTCTCTCACCTTTAAGAAATCATCTGGTTCGTTTAAATGGATCTCGAACATATCAGTCGGGCTCCATTCTATTAAATTACTTTCTTCCACCTTTGCTCACCTTCTTTTTTATTACAGTTATCTGCTCTGGTGATAGGAGAGGTAAAACTTGTCTAGCTTTTTCATTGCTGTATGCATAGTACTCTTTAACCGCTTCAATATCACTGTGTGTTTCAGGTTTTATCCATTTAGAAAAACGCTTGCGTTTTCTGATTGTATTTATAAGAAAGTGATATTGCAGTTTTTTGTCGATATGGTGGTATTGGTTTACCACATTAGCCAGACCAACAGTGTCATTAAAATAAGAAAGACTACGATTAACAATATAAGAGTTGTATCCTCGCTCATCTATATCGTCCTCCATTATGTCTTTTTTTGTAAAGTTAATACTATTTAAATAATCAAACGGGTTCATAAGGATCCTTCAATACCGCTATCTTGCCAAGGCCAGACAGAAGCTTTTTCTTCATCAATAAGAGTTTTTAGTTCTTCAGCTGTATAATCACGCGTGTTGGGCTTCTTATTAATATGTGTAGACCCGACATATAGCTGAGGCACAGTTTTATGGCCTTCGTAATACAAAAATTCTTTTGCTGCTGGTCTTTCTTTTATATCGTATGTTTCGTACTCGACTCCAGCTTCATTCAGCATTTCTTTCATAATATCGCAGTACGGACACATAGGTTGTGTGTATAAAAATACTTTCATTTATTTTCCTAACCTACTAAGCTAATAATAAAATTATGAAGAGCTTTAAACAGTACTGCGTTATCATATATTAACAACCATAATATAACTATTCCAACAGCAAGTCTCATTTAAAATTAACCTGAGCCATAATTTCTGTTAGGCATGCTACAATATTTAATTCGTGATCAGCGACAAAAGCATCTTTATATTGGTAGTCTGCAAGTATTAGCACAAGCTGAGGAATACTTTGCGTTTGTACTGTTTCTTGCATATTGTCATACAGACCTCTAAATATAGAAGAAGTATCAATATCCATATGATTTACTACCCACTTACGCATACTTTTAAAATCTTTACCTTTTAAGTACTGCGTAAGATCGTTAAAGTTCCCAGTGTTTGACTCAGTATCACTCATAATATTAGATCCGCCGATAGACAGGCGCTGACACTCATTTAAAACTCTACGCCAGTCGGGCGCGTGCTTCATAATAAGTTTTACCAGACCAGGAACCTGATAATCAACTGACTCCTGATCTAAAATATATATAAGATTTTTAAGGAATGATTCGCATAACTGAGCTAAATCTTTTTTAGAAGTATTGAATTCATATACTCCACAACGTGAGTGTAGAGGCTCAATAATTCTATTCTTGAAGTTACAAGTTAAGATAAACCGGCAGTTGTTTGAGAACTCTTCAATGAATCCTCGAAGAGCTGGTTGAGTAGATTGTGGGTTAAGATAATCTGCTTCGTCAAGAATACATACTTTGTATCCGCCCGATAAAGAAACCGTGGATGCAAATTGCTTTATTTTCCCTCTGAGAGTGTCGATGTTACCTTCTTCAGACCCGTTAATAAGAATATAATCTAGGCCTAGTTCATTGCATAAGGCTTTGGCTACTGTGGTTTTACCTAAACCTGCAGAGCCGGTGAACAACATGTTAGGAAGTTCACCGGTCTCTACAATACTCTGAAACGTTTTCATAAGAGAAGGAGGGAGGATTGTTTCAGAGATTTTAGTTGGACGATATTTTTCACACCAAAGAAATTGATCTTTGTTCATAATATAATAATACCTTTTTATTCAGACTCAGCTGCCTGATCTTGTTGGAATGTTTCACACATCTGGATCATTTGTACACCTTGATCTCGTAACTGACCGAGTGTAGATAGTTCTTCACCCTTTACAGCTCCACGCTGTACCATTGTATCAATTACTGCAATAGTTGAACGACAGATACGATTTGCTAGATCGTATGTCGGTGCATGACTTTCATGCGCTAGTTTTACTTTATCTTCTTTAGACATCATTGTTCTCCATATGTAGATGTTTTTTCGAGAGCAACCCAATAAGTAACATTGGTATTTTGCCCTTTAAATTCTGATATTAGTTTGGATGATACTCTTACATCATATGTATCGGTAATCATTTTTAAGTTAGCTATATTTAAAATAAATCTAAAGTCTTCTTCTTTATAACCTCCATCAACTTCAATTGAGTATTCATTGGCTGTAGCGTTTTCTGGGTCGAATACGGACAGTTTGATGGCTCCACTAGATGGTTCAATACAGAACTGACTAGTTCCAAGAGCAGCTGAAGCTCTTTTTAAGGAGTTAAGCGTATTTTCATCTAGGGTAAACCATACATCTTCATCGGGCATGTTAATAGGCTTAGTGGGCTGAGTTAGCATCTCAATATCTGCGTAGTAGTACCTTAGGTTTTCTCTGCCGCTTTGGCTTTTAATGACCATATGATTTTCTTCAAACTTGACATTTGGGTTATCAACCAATCCTAACACATTTAGAAACTCTTGTAAATCATAAATTCCTATACAGTTTTCAAATGTTTCGGGTAACTCCGCTTTGGCTAGAATGTTTTTGGCCGGAGATATAGTCATTAAGCTATTTCCGGGTTTGATTACTATATTACTATTGATTGCAGCGAAGTTCTTAAGAACGCTGACGGTATTTCCACTTATTTCCATAATTAATTACCTTTAATTTTACTAAAATTCTTTTCTTTGTAGACTTCGATCTTATTATCAAATCTACTGTCTAACATTTCACCCTTATGGGATATCACAAAGACATTGGTATCATCACCAAGTGTCTGAATAATTTTCATTAGGTTATCTACTCCTTCATAGTCAAGGGACGAGTCGAATGTCTCATCCAGCATCAACAAGTTAGTTGATACGCTGTTTTTCATTTTAGCTATTTGGCGCCAAGTAAATAGTAAGGCCAAATCAATACGCTGCTTTTCACCTTCAGAAAAGGAATCATAAGAGAAATTATCTCTATGACGTGATCTAATTGTCTCGGAAAATGCTTCGTCTAAATAGAATGAAACGAAGAAGTCAAGCACCTGCAAGTACTTGTTTACGAGGTTATTTATAACAGGCAGATACTGCTTTATGATTTTTGTTTTGATGCCAGTATCTTTTAGCATCTCTAGTATAACAGTATTATAACTCAAACTTTCATTAATGTACAATCTTTTTTCAAACAAATCATCTTTTAATTTTTTAAGAGATTCTAAGTCGCTGCGAGATTTACTTAGATCTCCGCTAGATCCACGTATTTGTTCAATAGAACTGCTAATAGTTGTAATCTGTTCCTGTAGACGCCCTATCGATTTGTTATTAGAAGTAATAGTAGAAGTTTTATCTCTGATTTGGTTTGCAGTATCAGTAAGTTTCTCAATGTTTGACTCTACTGTAACTGATCTCTCGTTAACATCTTGCACAGCATTATTCAGTACAGAGGCTTTCTCTTTAGCGGTTGCTAACTTTACGGCTTTAACTTCTTGATCTATGTCTTGAGTACATGTGGGACACGTGTCATTCTCTTCATAAAACTTTGTTTCTTTGACTAATGTTTTAATCTTTTGGCTGAACTCGGCTTGGTAGTGTAACAAACTTTGCCTTTTATCATGATTTTCTTTAAGACTTTCTTGCAGGCCAACAGACCTTTCCTCGATCTCAGCTGATAATGAAACATTTTCACGTTGAAAGGAATTAATTTCTTCCTGTGCATCGCTGATGTTTGATTCTTTTTGATTGATTTGCTCAACTGATAAAGCCTCTACTTCTTTGATATACCGGTTTTGAAGATCGATCTTTTCTTTATTGAGATCTGCATCATAGTCAATAACTTTAAGATCATCTTTTAGTACACTATTTTTTTCTTTAAGTATTTGGTTCATTTTTGAAAAGACATTAATGTCCAGAAGATCCTCAATAACATCACGCCTATGCTGTGCAGGGAGCTGCATGAAAGGAATGAAGGAGGAAGATCCAAGCACAACAATTTGGTGAAACGACTTATGATTCAACTTAATGATGTTTTGTTCGAGGATCTTCTGGTACTCTTTGGCATGAGATGACTGGTTAATCATCGTGCCGTCTTTCCATATTTCAAACTTATTTGGTTTAATACCGCGTACAACTTTGTAGGCCGAGCCTGATACGGCAAACTCAATAGCTACTACGCAATCTTTATTATTAATTGTATTAACTAATTGAGGTTTACTAATATTTCGGTGCGCTTTACCGAATAATGCAAACGATAACGCGTCTAACATTGTAGATTTACCAGAACCATTATCTCCAACTATTAAGTTAGATTTATGCTTGGTAAAGTTAATACTGCTATATGAATTTCCAGTTGATAGGAAATTTTTCCACTTTAGGTTTTCAAATATAATCATGCTATTTCTAAGGTTTGTGCCTCAATCATAAGATCATGCATTTCTTTTTTAATGCGATCTTTATCCAACTCAGTCTCTACATTATCAACGTAAGAATTAAGCAACGTACTCGTATCATCCATCGAGATATTATCATCCTCGACATTTTGACCTATGAACTCTGAAAAATTCTCTTGTATTTTTAGTTCGTGTATATTCTTATTC